ACGGATTATCATAGCCATGCAAATCCTGCACAGGGTCGATGTCAACACTAAGGGATTTCACTGGCATATTCGCCCCATCCGGGAAAGATGCGATTGCTCCCGATGCTGTGTCGGTGATGAGGGTAGCAGAGGACAAGTCGTTAAAAGCGCCCTTTAAGTCAGTTATCTCGTCCCCGGTCTTCTTCGCATCAGCCGCCTTGCCAGATACAGACAGGGTAGTGTCGGTCTCAAAGGTTGCCGCTGATGTTGCCGCTGACTCTGCTGATGCCGCCGCCTGTTCGGAATAGTACTTCGCATTGTTGTGGTATGCAGGATCGTCAGAGCTTACATCCGTACCGGCCCTGGTTCCCTTCGCAAATGCTTCGGCATCACCAGTATACGTCTGTGCCTGACTTGCAAAGTATTTTGCGCTGTTGTGGTAATAGGGAGAACCGGACCCGACGTTCTCCCCATTCTGCTTGTTGATCGCATACCCTTCAGCCTTCAGGGCCTCGGTCTCGGCAGCTGTTGCAGATCCAGATGCGCTTGAAGCACTGCCGCTTGCCTGTTCGCTGTAGTACTTGGCATTGTTATGATATGCCACATCGGAAGATCCTACGTCAGTACCACCACGTTTGCCGACCGCATACGCTTCAGCTGTCTTTTCATGTCCGTCAGCTGTCGTCGCACTGCCAGACGCATTGGAGGCATATCCGGATGCCTCGGATGCAGAATTTGATGCATTATTCGCAAAACCTGATGCGTCATTCTTATAGCCATTGGCATAGTTGGCATACCTATATGCATTATCAGCATATCCGCTTGCATCGTTGGCATATCCTTGTGCATCACTAACGTATCCACTTGCAGTTTCAACACTTCCAGCGGCTTGTTCAGAGTAATATTTGGCATTATCTGTGTCTTCGCCAGCCCTACTATTGGTGCCGCCTTTGGCATAACTTTCAGCTAAAGTTACTTGTGTCTCTGCGGCACTTTGGGCACCTTCAGCTTTTCCTTGCGCTGTTTCAGCGGCGGTCTGAGCACCTTCAGCCTTGCCCTGTGCGGTTTCAGCAAGTCCCTGTGCGGTCTGAGCCGCATCACGAGCATCCTCTGCGAGTCCCTGTGCTGTCTGCGCATCCTGGACGGCCTGTTCTGCATCCTGTGCAGCTCCATTCAAGGCATTGATCGCCTGAGCAATTACATCTTCCTGTGGCGGAGTAGGCACGACAGGCTCCGTCACCGGCTTTCTGTTGACCGGGATGCGGAAAGTATACTCGGTCTCGCCACTGGTCGCCGGATCATGCAGGAACACCCATCCGTAGATGCTTCCGCCGCCTGTCTGCAGATAAATGTTCGGGATATCCACGACGCTGTCGAGCCCGATCGACCTGGTCGAGATGCCCTTTGACGCCTCATTCGAGAAATGCACCTCGAACGATGCCGGAAGGTCGGCTATTCCGGCAAAAGTAATCTGCTGGCCATAGTCGCCCTGATAGAGCGGGGATGTCACGACGTGGTGCACGCCCGCGCTGTAGGTTATGGTTAAGTTATTCATGGCTATACCCCTCTAAAATGCTATCATGTTCCAGGATTAAGAATGGCACCGTATACCCAGTGCGTATTATCAGCCGTTGGAACCGATGCTCTCTTGACCCACATATAAAACGTCCCCTGTGTTAATAAGATAGCCGGAGACCGCCCTTGCATGCCGGAAGTATCGCCTTTGTATACGCAGTTGGCGGCGCTTGGCGTTGCGGTAGATGTGGTTAAGGCAATCTCCATCGGAGCCGCTGAAGAATACCCTGCAAACAGAAAGACCAGATACAGCGCTCCAGCCGGGACCGTAAAAGATGTATTGACATATTCAAGGTCTGCTGTTGATGCCCTGTAATTTACGTTTGCAAGTGTATGCAGTGCGAGGTTTGAAGTTATCGCGCCTATTGCGTCGCCTGTCGCTTTTGCATCAGCGGCTTCTCCTGTCTGCGTCAGTGTATCGTCGACCACAAACGCTGCAGCCGATGCAGCCGCCTGTCCGGCAAAATATTCCGCATTGTTATGGTAATACGGTGAGCTGTCGCCGACTGCTGTCCCGTTCTGTTTGCCGACGGAATAGCCTTCCGCTACCAGTGCGGACGCAGCTGCTGCTGTTGCGCTTGCTTCGGCTGACGATGCTTGCTCCGCGTAGTATTTCGCATTGTTGTGGTAATATGTGCCACTTTCTACCGCCGTGCCATCCTGTTCGCCGACCGCATACCCTTCCGCAACGAGTGCTTTTGCTTCAGCCGTTCCCTGCGCTGTCTCGGATGCATTCGCAGCTGCTGCGCACCGCGCCAGGATGCTCGACTCTTCAGCGGTCGGCGTGACGTAGTCTTCTGACACGGCTTTTGGGCGGACAGGGACCACACCCTCGTAGGTGGTCACGACCATCTCGTCCTCGCTGGCGATCACATATATCAACAGATTGCCGTATCTGGTCAGGAACGTGTCCGGCAGAGTGGCAAGGACTTTATAACCGCCCTCATCGTCCGCTGTGGTGCTGTCGACCTCGACAATGTACAGCGTGGAGTCGCTCTCATATCCGACATTCAGTACGAAGCCCGCCTGTTCCGGAACGTACGCTTCGATCACGCGGCCCTCGTCGTACTGGTAGACGATCTCCTGTGCTTCGAGCCGGTCGCCGCGAACATAATTATGCCGGAAATCTATTACTATGTTATTCATTGATTAAACCTCTCTATGCAGAGTGTCTCTAAGTTCTGAAGCTGTTCTTCCAGCAATTCAATCTGCTGTTGCTGTTCCTGGATTGCTTTGGTCAGAACACCGACAAGGTAGAATGAATTGACGCTCCAATAGCTTCCATTTTCGCCTGTGGGCGGGATTGCCATGTTCGGGTCGATGCCGTGGAGCTCCGGAGCGATAAAGCCGACGTCCCAGTGCTTGTTGTTGCTCTTCCAATCGAAGGCATGCATTGTGATGTGTTTGATAAGGTCGAGCGCCTTCACGCTTGATTTCACAATGTTCTTTTTCAAGACCGGGTCTGAATTGGATATTGGTGCATACTTGTTGGAAAGATAAACATTCGCTTCTTTAATAGCCGTAGGCCTCAACTCGGACATGGTAGAACTTGTAAGTTCACCAGAAGAGTTATATTCATTTTTGCGGCAAAATATGCTTTCATATTGCACTGACGCGTTCGTGGTTTCGTATGGATTTGCAGATGCGGAAGTGTTGTATTTATCGCGAGCATATGATAATGCTTCGGTATAAAACGACCCTCTGTAAACGTCATAAGATTGTGCAAGCTGGTAACCTTCTCTGGTGACCATGCCGTTATCATCGATGTCCCACTGACCGATTTTCCCGCTTCCGGCTTGGATGCTTCCTTTGACCCTCATAAGCTTCCCGTTCCACGAGAGTGCCCCGCCGCCAAAATCAAACTTGGCTTCCTTAAGGTTTATCCATCCGTTCTCACCGACGATGTTTTCCGTCTCCAGCTTGTCGATGTGAGCGTTTGTGGCTTCCAGTTCCTTCCGGACACCGGATGAGTCATTCGGAGGAGCTGAATCGTTCCCGGTGAGCCATGCTTTCCCGTCAGCGACTCTCACGCGCACCGAATCGCCAGGAGAAGCGCCGATGGACATCAGCACGGGCGTATCGGTGATTTCAGACCCGTCAAACTGAACATACGCCCTGTTCCCGTTGACTCTGGTCACCTTGCCGGTGTAGTCTGACCCGCTCTTCTCTTTCTTCGAGAGAAGTTCAAACAACTGCCTTATTGCTTCTGTCACTTGCTCACCTCCTCCGACGTTCTGGCACCGTAACCGAGCGCTATCTTCTGCGATGTGATCGTGAACACATCATCTATTTCGTGCGCCGGAAGATGCAGACGCACTTTGTCGCCAACGGTGGCATCCGGATGGAAGCGCCGCGAGTAACTGATTTTCCGGGCAGGACTCTGCAGTTCCTTCAGCCGCCGTTCAGCGTACATCTGCAGCGTTTCCTCTTCTCCGAGAGAATTCGCGGACTCCTGTGCCCATATCTCACCATTACCGCCTCGGTTTGCCTGTCTGGATACCGTTGACAGCTCATCGTCCGGGTCATCGTCACGCAGCTCCACACAGTCCTCTCCGGATATCACCCGGATGCAGTTCGGAGTGGAGAACCAGTCATTCGTGTCCGTGATGGCCACCTCGATGCTGTCATTCTCATGCTCATCGAATCGCACGGCCTCCTCTGTTGGTTTCGGAACGATCGAGATGCTCCCATCGCCATCGATCCGGAGCCTCCAGCCGATTGCCTCGATTATCTTCTGAGCCATCGAGAGATAACTGTCTTTATCCTCTGACACGATCGGCTCTTTCAGCACCGGCGACATCGAATCGTACGTCACCGGAGCCGGGCCGACGCTCAGGAGCTCCGCAGCTGCTTCCGCACCGGAAACGCCCGCCGCAATGAAGAACCCGCGAGGTGTAAGGATATCCTCGACCGGCTTCAGCACGGAATAGCAGTCAACCTTGTACGTCACATTGTTCCCGTTCAGCGTTCTGGACGGTGCAGAGGCAAGCCCGGTAAACAATGCCACCCTTGCCCCCGTTTCGCCCTGTCGCGCCTTCAGGTAGACACGCAGCCAACACTCGCCCGGATTTTCCGTCATGGTTATGCCAGCTGACTGCATGAGACCACTGCCGGACCTGGTTATATCTCCGGCCAGCAACTCAAAAGACCCCGCATCATGCCACGATACAGGGTCCACTCTCTTCAGTTCGTATATGGATGTAAATCCAGAATTCCAATTCATGTTTTTACTCCGCCGGATGCAATGCCAGCCATTCTTCCAGTGTCAGGCCGTCAGGCTCCTCCGGATCGATGCCCTTCACTGACAGGCTGTATTTGACCTTTTTGTCGCTGTATGATGCGTCTTCCGTCACCTGGATGTCACAACTGAACGACGAGCCGTCAGGCGTGCGAATGTGTGCAGGCCCGGCATAAGCCGCAAGGTCCCGCATATCCATCAGCTCGCCAGTATCACGGTTCTTCACGATGACCGTCTTTGCGCTCAGGTCACGAAGCACTGCCGGATTCCAGTCGCCCTGCACAGCGCCGCCCAGATACGAAGTCCGCTTGAAGTCCTTTTGCCATTTGTTGGTCAGCTCGATATTGAACGGAAGGATTATCTGCATACCGTTGCAGTCAATGACCATCGAATTGCACTCGATGACGTCGCCGTCCTGGAAGCTAAGGTCATACCATGCCAGCGTGTCGTCCTCGGTGATGTACGAGCCTGTCGATGTCTTAGCAACTACCCTGTGCCCGCA